CCTAACAAACAAATGAACAAGTATCAACATCCACCTTAAAGTAAATTCAATCAATAATCACACCCCTTGACTTTTTAGTTGAGGGGTTTTATAATGTTAAAAATTGTAGGTATAAAATGATTGAAAATGAACTAGAACTTATAGAAGAACTATTATATATTAATAAGAAATTGGGTGGTAAGATGGAAAGATTAACCACTTATGATAGTGCAGGTAGAACAGGTAAGAAGATTATAATAGAATATGATATAAAAGAGAAATCAGAATAAATACCTATTCAAGATAATATATTAATCTATGAATGATAAGAAAGCAGCAAAATTAATTATCAAGAGAGCAAAGAAACATCCAGAATTATACACCAAAGATGAGATAAAGTATGCTAAGATGGTAAAGAAAAGAATCAAACAAGAGGAAAAGGATGCAGAACGAAAGTTTAAAAGTCAATCAGAATAGTGATGGTTCTTATACATTAGAGTGGGATAAGAAAGATCCTAATTGGAAATTCTTAAACAACTTGACTTCTAAGGAGATACAAGTTATTATGGAACAAGCAATCCAATATGACAAGAATGACCGAAAAATCTGAGTATAGTTATTCTATACAAAATCTCCAAGAAGCATTAAGAGAAGTAATGGTTGGTGAGTACACACCACAGGAAATACATGAGGTTATACTTGATACTATCAGAGATAACATGAGGTATTATAGAGCATGTTATAATGATAGTGTAAGACTATTAGCTTTATTAAAAGTTAATACCAATGAAGAGTGGAGAAGAATTGAAGATCCATCTTATACTGAAAATGATTATTGGGATGGTAAACTTAGTGGTAAAGAATTTGAAGAAGCATTAAAGAAGTTTGGATTTGACTATACTCCTATTGATAAGAAATTTAAATTAGATTCTCCTGAACTACATAATGATGAGGATGAAAATTAATCATGGCAAAACAAATGCTTGACATTACAACTACCAAGAATAAAGAACTTGGACTATGGGATATAACTGCTACTCTTACACTTCCACCTATTACAGTTAATAGATTGAAGAAAGATAAGAGTGACATTGAATATGAATTACGTGATGCTTTTACTGATGTAATTAGAGAAATCGTTGAAAAGCATTGTGATGAGGAAGTCTAATGGCATTATCAAGACAAACATTAGATTATTTACTTGAAGCAGAAGGTAGCATTAGATCAGCAATTAAATCTGCTGCTACTAATGAAAAACCTTTAATTATAACTCAAATATCTAAATTATTATATGATATTGACAGTATGAAAGAATTTGAAAATCTTATGGATGTAGTTGAGAAACATCAATCAGAAGATTAAGATATATTATCTGAGTATAAAGACAATCTAAAATTTATAGATAATTGATATAACTAATGTTATAATATCAACACATACTTCTTAAACCCATGCTTAACTTAGACGAACGATACCATTCTTACCTAGATGGTAGTAAGAAGATGAGAATAGATGGTGAAGAAGAGAAAGTCATTGCTTATGGATGGCATTGTCAGGATGGAGACATAAAAGGACACTATGTTACGACAGAAAATCATAAATTGTACTATAATATGAATCAAGAGTTTGTTAGGAAGCAATCAATAAGAGAACTTCAAACAATCTCTTGAAAATAAATAATCATGAGATTATTGAACTCTAAAGTAGGATGGTTACGCACTATGACGATTAAACACGATCTAGATCATGAAGTTTATCTTGATCCAAAAGATAACAAAGAGCATATCAATCATGGTATGTTAGAGTATAGTAAGGAAGATTTAGAGAATGTTCATGCAGAGTATGACGAGTATCATAAAGGAGATGTAGTTGATAGTAATGAAGGTAAGATCAATGATTATCATACAAGGCATGAAGATAAGCACCTAGAAGTATATTGTGATAATCATCCTGACTCATTAGAGTGTAGAGTGTACGACGACTAGGACAGTTTAACAAGTTGCACATGGATCTTTCATTTTGATGGGAGATCCTTTATAATGTTTACAGTTACATAAAAAATCATGCAACTGGTTGGGTTCCTACAAACATCATTTCAAAATGTGAGATCATCCAAACGCACTGATGATCTACATAAGGTTTTATTGAGTGAGACTCTATCAAAGAATCCACAGTGGAGAGATTTAGATTGGAAATTTGAATATAAATTACCTATTGATGCTTTTGGAGGCACATTTGATATTGATATTGCAGGATTTGATGTAGATGGTAATTTGAAAGTTTGTATTCTTGCCAAGGCTATGAACAGCAATGTTAATAAGAATATTAAGAACTATGCTAATACAACTATTGGTGAAGCAGCAAGACTAGCATTTGCACCTGATATAGAATTAGAGAAGATTCTATTTGTTAGTGTATTACCAAGGGTAGCACCTAGATTTAAGAAAGATGGAACAGTTGGTGGATTTGATGATGTTATTTCTGCTAAGAATCGCACCAAGATAGATGGTGTATTAAGACAACAGTATGGCGATCTTGTTGAATTAAAGGATATATTATTTGATATTGCTGATGTTAGAAATAAGAAGACAAAAGATGAATTTAATGATATAATAGTAGAAAACATAATATAATGGATAGTAAGATACATTTAGGTGAATGTTTAGAAATTATGTCCACATTACCAGAAGGTAGTGTGGATATGGTATTTTGTGATCTACCCTATGGAACTACACAAAACTCATGGGATAGTATCATACCATTTGATGAACTATGGTCAGCATATAGAAGAGTAGTGAAACAGAATGGTGCTATTATATTAACAGCACAACCACCATTTGATAAGATACTTGCATGTTCTAACCTTAAAGAATTTAGGTATGAGTGGATATGGGAGAAGAATAAAGCAACAGGTCATTTAAACGCAAAGAAGATGCCAATGAAGGCACATGAGAATATATTAGTATTCTATCGTAAGTTACCAACATATAATCCATTGAAAACTACTGGACATAAACCATTTGGTGCAGTTAAACCAAGAGATAATATACCTGAACCAGAGAAGAAGAGGAACTATAACCATTTAAGTAAAACATTTGGTAATGATGGTACTACCACAGATCGTTATCCTAGATCAGTCCAGAAGTTTCCTGTGATTAATAATGATAATCCATTGAAGTTTCATCCTACTCAAAAGCCTGTGGGTATGATAGAGTATTTCATTAAGACCTATTCTAATGAGGGTGAGACAGTCTTAGATAACTGCATGGGAAGTGGAAGTACGTGCATAGCATGTATTAATACAGATAGAAATTACATAGGTATAGAAGCAAATGAGGAGTATTATAAGTTAGCAGAGCAATGGATAGAAAATCATGTGCCAGTGAAAGAAGTGGTACAAGAGGTATCGAATCCATTGCTGGATGCACTATAATAAGCACATGGGAAACAAAGACGGTTTCTTTCTAGTCTGACTCAGAAGCAGACACATGACCGAAAGAGTAATGCACTGTCTCCGTTTTTTGTTTCTCTCACCTTATCATTATTGTGGGCAAGGGTCTATGGTTGTCTCTGTTCAGCAGAGAAATTACGCCCTGTAAGTCCTACACACAACAACGAGGAGATGGATGTGCCTCTCGGTTCGCAACCGAAGAAAGAACTAACATCCGCTAGCTATTTTATTATTATTATCATGCCAGTGACTTTATCATCAAATTATAAAGAAGTTTTCAGCAAAGAAGTTGTTGAAAAGATAGAAGAACTATCAGAATATAGTTATGAACTTGATGATCTTATTGATTTCGTTGATACTTATGGTGAAGATAAAATAGAATATGTTGAGGACTATCTTGATGTAGTTAATAACATATTCTCTGATAATCCTAAGGATGTAGTTGATAGATATGTTGCTGATACTGGTCTGGAATATATTCAAGGTGCTGATGAAATGTATGAGGGAAACTATGAATCAGTAGAGCAATTTATTGATGATCGTGAACTAATTGACCATGAGATTCCATCATGGATAGTAATAGATTACGAGAGAACATGGGATTCAGCACTACGATTTGATTTTGAAAAGATTGATGATCCTAACTTTGGATATGATTTTTGGAGGGTAAGATAATGACAATAACTAGATCAGACTGTCGTTACTACATCAATGAGATCAAACAGATCGCTAAGAACTTTGATGATAAAACTGAGGAGGAGATTAACAACAAAGCAAAGAGTATTACAGCATCTAAACTAAAGAAAATGTATTATGAGTTAATGTCAGAAATTTATGGAGAAGGATATTAATACTGTGACAGTTAGAAAAGCTACACAAGACCTCTTTTGGGGTCTTTTTTCATGCTATAATACATGTATTGAGACAAAACGCCTTTGACAACTACATTATTAAGACCACATCAATCTCGTGCTATTGATGCTATGAAACTATCAAATAAGGGGTGCATTTATGTTCCTACTGGTGGTGGTAAA